GAAATGTTACACTGCTAATGTAACTGCTTTGCGCTGGATGCTTTTCAAATCCTATATCCATTTTAGTAATTAATTCACTAAATGGTGTGGTGGATATATTAATATTAGAAATGTCATCAGCGTTTAATGTTGCAGAAACATCACTTGAGCTATATGAATCTTTTACATACCAATAAGAACCAACTCCATCTGCACGAAACTTGAATATAAATCCAAATTCATATTGAATCTTTTCTAAAATCTTTTTTAAGGAAGTTGATTCTAGCACCCAAGCTCGTATGTTCCATGCACTACTATCAATCCTAGCATCTTCTATATCTAGATTGCTATTCCAGTTATAAATATTACCATCTGTATCATCATAACCAGTAAAGCGAACCAGCAAATCTCTATGCGCTTCTAATCCGCATGTCGCAGTACCACTACCACCATTATAACTCTTGTCTAAACCATCACCACCACAATATAAATATTCGATACTTTTTAAGGTTTGATAACCTTGGTCTTTATCTGTAAAGTCTATTTCAGTAGATACAAATGCTCTTATATCATTTATACTAGGAGTAAATGTACATTGTCCACTTGTTGCAGCGTTGCCAGCAGAAATAAAGCATTTTGCTTGTATTTCTGTTAAATCTGACCATCCATTTGTATTATCAAAAACTGATAGCATACTAGAACTGGCATCTGTTTGCACCGATCCACTATTTGTACTTCCGCTTGTACCATTGTTACTAGAATTATTTGTGGTATCAAACGTGTCATTAAATGACCAAGTATCATTTACAAAAGTGCAATCCTGTAAAGCACTACCTGACGCATTTTGTCGTACAATAATCCATTCATATAAAATCGTCATAGTAACCGCGTCTACTTTATGATCTGGTCTTAGCCATTTAGCTTTAAAGGTTTTTGTAACTGTACTTCCTGGTGTGTTATTGGTTATGATAATAGAATTTTTAGTGCTTGTTTCATTGGCTAGTGGTGTGTCAAACGCATTATCACCATTAGTCCAACTATCTGTAGAAGCATCTTCAACAGGCTTCATTTTAAATTTTTTAGGCATCTTGTGATATGCGCGCACTGCAAAACCATTTTTATAACTTTCATTAGCAGAATCGAAACTTGAAAAATCATCAGAATATACTGGCAAGAACCTGTCTAGGTTTCTATCATAAAAATGTGGATACGCGGTGCTAGAAATACTATGTATACCAGTTAGTGCAAATACCTCATCACCACGTATTTCATTTACAGGTATAGGAAATACAGTCATATTAGCTCTATAATCCTGCGAAGTGCTATTAGCAGTATAATTACCATAAGATACTGGAAAGTATTTATTAGTATCAGATGCTTTGGTTTGTGGTATTTCTATATAATCCCATGGTGATCTTTCAACAACCATTAAGGTAATAGTGTCATTGTCATGCGACATGTCCACTAACCTTCCATTATAAATTTGAAGACAATCAGATAATGTATTATCACTATTTAACTGACTATAAATCTTTACAGTGCGATTTAAATAAGTATTTGATCCGCCAAATAATTCAGCAGAAAAATCATCACCTTTATACGTAAAATTTGCTAATTGTAGTGAGATATTTCCTGTTTTCGCTTTACTGCGAGCTAGGTCCAATGAGCTACGTATAGTTAAATTAGTATTGATAATTGCGCCATGATAAAAATTACCACCTACTTTTGTATCATTAAGTGCTATTGGTGTAAAATTCGATTCATCACCATAGTATAGTTGTACAATCCAATTTTCAACAAAATTTGTTGCTTTAGTTGCATTTCTATATACTGAAGGTAAGGTAAGACTCACGCAAGATTCCGATTCGTTGCTTTGTTAATTGCAGGTATAATGTGATCTATTACTGTTTCATCAACTAATGGTGCGGATATGTTAACTGTTACTCCACCTGCATCGCCACTTCTATTCATCTGCGCTAAGTTCTGCACACCAATATTCTGTACTGCTTCCCTGCGCATAACAAACTCACCTGCCTGTGCCATGATAGGTACGTTATCTTGACCTTGGACCACACCGCCATTTGCAAAGCGTTGTATACCTCTATTAGTTATCAGACCGCCAGTATGAGCAAAGAAACCAGAAAATAAATTCAGTAACGCTCCACCTGTTGCGCCTTGTGGAGACATTGCTACTAACGAACCAACTGTTCTTAAAAATATACCAAACATTTGACTTGCGTCTTTTGTGTCTCCTTTTAAAGCAGACATTGCGCCTGCTAAAACATTAATAGATGAAGCAGCTTTGTTGCTACTATCATTCGTTGAATCAATATCACTACCTACATTACCAAGATCATCTTTTAACTTGGCAAGTACCGCATCAACATTGCCTAATTCTGCAAACAATTTACGATTTTCTTCAACCATTTGAATTGTTGATTCAATGTTTTTTCTTTGGCCTTCTTCTGTTTGCGCAAATAAATTTATAAAAGTCTTTTGTTTATCTTCTCTGGCTTTTTCTTGGTTCGTCAATGCTTCAACGGCTTCAGCAGCTTTTTTTAATTCCTCAGTCATTAAGTTATTTGCCTGCGCATTGGCAACAATAACTGATATTGCTTTAGCCTGCTCCTCTGTTAATGTAACATAATGATTGTTTGCAACTTGAAGAAACTTGGAATTTTCATCAATTGAAGCTGTATTTACGTCAAAACTGTTTTTTAAATTAGCTAACACCGCACCTTCCGCTTGAATAACTTGACCTATTTGATTAATGACATCTAATCGTCTTTGTTGCGCTTCAACATTAGATGCAACATCTTCTGCTTCTGACTTTCTTGCTGTATTAACCAAGATCATTGCATCTTGTAACTCTACAGAACGATCTGCGGCTAGTTTAATATTATCATTGCGCAGTTTTTCTGCGTCAGTGAGAGATTTAACCTCTGCTGTAAGGTTTTTAATATCTTGTAATTGCTGCTTATTATGCTGCGTCACAAGAACCTTTGCTTTCATGCCAGCAATAATTTCTTCTCGCTCACCTTGTAACACAGCTCTTTGTACAATTAATGCATGTCTTTGATCTTCTAGTGATTTTGTAAAGTTATCAGCAGATTTTTTATGCTCTGCCATGCTTTCTGCTAGTTTTTCTGTTTCGGGTGATGCTTTACCTAAACTATCAATATACTTCTTTAATTCATCATCAGAATCACTTAATTCTTTGTTAAAATCTTTAGTATTGCTTTCTAAATGGTCAAATGCTCCAGTAAATTCTAAAATTGCATCTGTTGCCATTAACACACCTGTAATAAACAGTCCAACTTTCGTTTTTGTTAATGTTCTATCAAACAGTAAAACAGCAAGTCTTGCACGAAGTGTTTGAAAAAATATAACTCCCATCGCAGCACTAACTATACCTAGCGCGGTAGCAAACTCAACAATTTGTTTTTTATTGATTGATGCAGCAAATTGATCTACTAATTTGACAGTGGCTTTTAGCGCAGGTAGAAGAATATCGCCAATCTCTGCTGCGGCTCTATTTAAAGAGTCATTCATGTTGCTTACAGCACCGCTAAATGTCTGCGATAATCTATCTGCACTACCAGAAATACGCCCATCTGGGTCAGCCAAGGCTTCTATTAATGCTTTTCTAAATTCTGGTAATGTAAGTTTTGACAAATCCTCGATACCTTGAGAATCTTTTATAATTTGAAGTATACCTCTCTCCCTGAGTATATCTGCTGCGCCTGCGCCTCCAGCGAAGGCACGACCCAGCGCACTTGCTGCTTCAGTAGCATTCGTACCCATGAATGCAGCCAGGTCTGTGGTAGCTCTTAATGTGGCTTTAGCATTAACACCAAATGCTTCTAACTGCGCACCTGCATTGACTACATCCTGTAATTGGAAAGGTGTTTTAGCCGCAATAGCATTAAAACGATCAAATGCGGCGTTTGCCGCACTGACACTGCCAGTTAATCCGACTAATCTAGTTTTTACATCTTCAAAACCAGATGATGCCTGTACAAACTTATTAACAAAAACTGTTGCTCCGCCTAATGCAAAGCTATATACTAATAATCTATTTCTTAAACTACCTAAACTGCCTATTAGGCCATTTGTAGAACCACGTAATCTATCTGCTGCCTTATTATAATCTTTAGTATTTTTCTCAAGGTTTTTAAAATCTCTAGTAGCGCGAGAAAATCCTTTACTACGAACCTCAATTATAAATTTCTTTTCAGCCATTTTCTTTCTTTATATCTTCTGATTGGAGTGCATTAAATTCTTCATCTATAGCCGAAAAGATGACTAAGCGGTGATAATCTGCTTCATCTATAGTATTTGCCAAAGATAGATTAAATCGCTTCATAGCC